AACCATATCAGCAGAACTATAACTATCTTCTAATTCCCAGTCTTCAATGTGTTGAGAAATCAAATCTATAAGTAGCGTATCGGATTTTACAAATAATCCTTTTGATGCAGTTCCGGTTATCTTGCCGTGACGCAATTCTAACCAATCTGCAGTACCTTGTATTACGTTGTGTTTAATCATAACTGCGCTATTTGTTCTTCTGTTAATACATAATCATTTACTAATTTCTCTTTATCAAATTTACCCGCTTTAATCGCATCTAAAGCCTTTGCGAATCTTTCAGGTGAGATAGGTTGCTTTTGCTTAATTAGTTGTGTAGGCTTTACTCTAATGCCTCCAACTTGCTTACCCATCATTTTCACCGATTCGTCAAAACTTAACTCAATAACTACACCTATCCAGTTACCAATGTTTCGTGATTCTGCAGAAGTTAATGACTTTTGTAGCTTAACAACTGCTGCGATTGTCTTGCGATTGATAGAGTTAACTACCATTGGCTTAACGTCTTCCTCAAAATCCAAAAAGTAGCCATCGGTTTTGTTGCCTGAGACGTCCACATTTCGTGCGTAATAGGCATCTTTAATTGTCAGGACGCATTGTCCTAGCTCTGTTACGATTGTTTCTACATCAATACCAGCAATGTGCGTTGACTTGCGGTACTTCATACAATCGATTTCGTGTTCTTTGTTCATACTTTTATTTTTTAAAGTTATACAATCCAAGTAACAAGCGGTCGGAATGGACTTGTTAACTTGGATTGTTTATCTAATTTATATCTTGGATTTGGTTTCCGACCTTTATCCGATATGCAAATATAATACTTTTTATTTAATCTAACACAATTCTATTAAATTTATTTCCTCACTTCTCAAGATACAACCAGTTTTAAACCAGCAGTCATCTTTTGCTATCTCTATTGCTTGCTCTTCACTCGTTGCAAATGTCTCTATAAAGTGAATTTGCTTGTACGTTACTCTAAATCTTTTCATAATATTTTAGTTTTAAATTCTTCAAGTGAACGGATTAGCCAATACTCAAAACCCAATGCAGTAACTCGCTCTTGGAAATCTATTTGTTTATCGGATTGTTTACCTTTCGCATCCTTAAATTCGCAGAATATTACACGATTTTCTAATACTATAATTGTATCCGATGCACCCGCAAGCATTCCAGTTGCTTTTTTAAACATTTGTTCGCTTGCATTTCGTCCCTCATTTGGCACACTAAACATAATTAGTCTTGGGTTATGGTGTTTTAAACAAAATGTATTGTTAAACCAAATATAGCACGCTTGTTGTATTGCTGATTCTTTCATAAGTTTCTATTTTCTATTTGAATTTTTGCCCATTTATGGTGATACTTCATTAATTTTCCGTAGATTTTAAAATCGTTTGCAGTTTTTAAATGGTAATATATCCAATTCTTTGAGTAATTTTTTTGCTGCTGAATTTGTATTAACATATCTATACTCGCAGTCTTGGCTAATTCTTGTATTTCCGGACCTGACATCAATACCAATTGTGCAAATACTTGTTCTTCTATTTCCTTTTGTGAGGCTTCCATTACCTCTCCACATTCCGGACAAACCATAATATTTGAACTCATCGCAAACGAACAACTCGGACAATTTTTTATGGGTGCTGCACCTTCTTTTTTTTCTTTCTTTTTCAATGTCCAACGTCTCGGAAATTCCCAATAATTGTGCGTCTTAACATTGTTGCCAAAATCAAGTAAAGTAAACTCCGGTTTGTTAGGATAGATTCTTGAACCTCTACCCGCCATTTGCAAAAATAAAGGTAATGATTTTGTGGCACGATATAAAATAACCACTTCAATATTTGGTACATCGAATCCAGTTGTCAAGATTCCATAGTTAGAAATTATTGCGCCATCCGTATTTTTAAACCATTCAATCTTTTCTTTGCGCTCTAAATCTGTCATATAGCAGTCAACGTGTTCAATCGGTAATCCTTTATGCTTCCAATCTTCTACAAGTTCTCTACTACTTTCTACATTTGGAGCAAACACAATTGCTTTTTTACCATTGCAAATTCTTGTGTAATTTTCATACACTCCATGAAATAACTTTATCTCGCTGAATCTTTCCGCCATTGATTTCTCATCGTAATCTCCGCCTTTAGTTTTTACACCGGATAAATCCACTTTAACACCATACGTTTTACAAGGGGATAATTTGCCTTTTATAATTAAATCCGGTGTGTCAATTACTTGCACTATTTCGTTATAGAATTTCTCAAGTGATTCTTGTTTACCTTCCCGATGTGGTGTAGCAGTTGCGCCAATTACAAATGTTTTATCCGAAACGTATTCAAAGATGGGGTCAAAAATAGATTTGTGTGCCTCATCAAGTATAATCAGATCCAAAGACTTTATTAGTTCCTGATATTCGACATTCTTCATTCTTCGCATAACTGTTTGAATCATTCCAACATAAAGAGAATGTGAAAAATCTACCTTTTTATTTGGCTTAATTTCGTTACAATGCAAACCCATCTCAACAAGTGCGCCTGAACTTTGGGAAAACAATTCCTTTCTATCTGTTAGAATCAAAATCCGCTTATTTTTAGCAAATGCTTCTTTTGTCATATAGCTAAACATAATCGTCTTTCCGCTTCCAGTTGCAGAGCATAAAATCAAACGCTTATTTCCGTTAGCAAAATGCTTTTTTATCTCCGTAATATATTGCTCCTGATAATCGTATAACTGAATCATATAGTGAAAGGATTAATTTGTTGCATAATCTCGGATTTTCTCTCTACATAATATTTATTTGAACGCTCACGAAATAATGGATTGCCAAATGTTTGCTTCAATTCACTACCTAACTTCTTCATTGAAAGAATGCGCTGCTTTGAATGTGTTTCGATTATATCTTTTATTTCAGTTGCAGTTAACCACTCGCCTCTATCTTCAGGAACATTAAAGAATTTAAATATCAATTCACGCTCAAATGGGATGGATTCAAACGACCTTCCTACTTCATTTAGTACGCTCAATTCTGTATCTACTAACTGATAGACCTCTCCACTTGTGTATGCACGATGTAATTCCATAAACAAATCATCCTTATCAATTGAATTGTATAATGAATGATCAATGCTTATTACTTCAACGGGTAAAATTCTTGTGTTTCCAGTTGAATCGTTAATTAATTGGTGATCATTGGATGTGCCACACAAAATAGCTAATCGTTTATAATCTTCGTTATATCTTCCGTAAGCTGCACGAAGGGAAAAATAATTCTTAGACGTCAACTCTTTAAACTTCTTTTCGTCTTGTTTTGATTTTCCACCCATCTCATCGTCCATTACGATAAGTTTCTCACACATTAGTAGTTCATCATCCTTTCCTCTATCCAAATTGGATTCAGCGTAATAAGGTTGTAATGCGCTTGGCAACATTCTTCTAAACCATTCTGTCTTTCCGGTATTTTGTCCACCCGTTAAAGATAAAACTGAACGCACAGGGTTACCATATATACAAGCTATCATTCCAATTATCCACTTTCTTATGAATCTATCCTTTAATGGTGTGTCACTCTTTACGGAATCACATAACCTTTGAATGTTTCCGGTTGAAATTCTATGCTTATTTGCTTCAACATACTCAAAAAATGGGTTGTATTCAGGAATATTAACTGACTGAATTATTCGATTCACAATATCAAATGTAATTGCTTTGTCATCAAAGGTTATTCTGCATTCCAAAAATACGCTATTAAACTCCTTGTCATACATCGGAACACCATCCCATTCGTATTTCCTTGTAATTGTGTTTTTCCGTATCTTAAAACGCTTTAAAATGAAATTAGAGCAGTTTACAATCATATTCTCTGCGCTATTTTCGTAGCGAATATCCATATCTCTGCGCTCAAATACTTCATTTACTATCTCAAGTGCTTCTTTTTCATCAATATTCTTGTCTAATTGCAGTTGTTTAGCAGCTTCAATCTTCGGAGTGTTCATTCTTTTAGCAAGTTTCACGCTTGAAATTGCTCTATCGGAATTATATTTCGACAAATCAACACCGGCTAACTTCAAAAAATAGTAAAATGTACCAACATTTACACCAGTTCCGTTTCGTTTTAGTGAGATATCGTACTGCTTATCTGTTTGTACCTTGTTATATTTCTCGGAATAAGAGCATAACTTGTGAAAATAATCCCTTCCATCTTCTCCAAATCCTGAAACAAGCGCAAAAGATAGGTTTAGATAATCGTAATACTCATCTACTACCGATTTATTAACTTGCATAACCAATTCTCCAACCTCTGTTTTAGGAACAATGATTGAAAAATTCTTGGCAATGGTTTTCTTTTCAATTTTTACCTTTGCTTTTTTAGATTTTGGATTCAAGAATAAATCAGGGTCATAACTTACAAATCTACAACTCGCTACATTCTTTGGTGCGGGGTCAACTGTGATTCCAAATTTTTGATAGTAGTATTCGGAGATGAAATTATAACTTTCCTTATGTTTGGATGGGTCTATCTTGCATATTACCGCAAATCCGGTATTGCTTACAGATGCAAACGATGCGTATGTATACTCATCTTGGTTAATCTTGCTGCGATCCGTATAATCGTCAATGTCAATTGCAATGAATCCGGAATGCTTTTCTAATTGCGATTCATTTCTTTGATTGAATGTTCCACCAATCGTAACTGCGGGTAATTCTTTCTTATGAAGTTTCTTCCGTTCTTCATTTTCCTCCGACCTTACAAGTTCAACTTTAGTTTTCCACTCGCCATTCTTAACCTTGTCAAGAAATTCATCAACAGTTGTTCTGTCGAAATCTTTTTTCGTGTCTTTAACACTAATCCAATAACTTACCATATGTTTTATTTACGTTTTTTAATATCACGTTAAAAAAAAAGAGTGTAGCTGGAACGTGAACCACTTACGTTAAGCCGCTAAACTTAAACTACACGATGCAAATATAAAACAAATATCAATATAAAGTACATTTGCAAGGGTAAAAAGTGATTTGCAAGGGTAAAACATCGATTTGCAAGGGTAGCGCAAGGGTAGAATCTCAATGTTTTGCTGGGTTGCAAGGGATACAAGGGTAAAAGTTTTAATTATATATGAGATATATATTATTTTATTTTATAAATTAAAAAATAAATTATTTCTATTTGAAGTTTTAAAACTGTTGTTGTTTACCCTTGCTACCCTTGCGACCTTTGATAATCAAGTAGTTAAAAATTATTCTACCCTTGCAAAATTGGTAGGTTTTCATCGAATTGAAAACAATCTTCTACTTTTTCCAAAACTTTCATTTGAATTTCTCTCAAATCTTTAACAGTTGCACAATTTATAACCGCATATTCCAACCAAGATAATGGCTGCTTTTTTTCGCTATGCACAAAACAATCGTTTAAATTATCCGCTATTTCTTTTGTGTAAAGTTTAAATAGATCATCATTTTTGAAATCTTCGTATATTCTTAAGTAATGTAATATTGTTGCGTGGTCTTTTCCGCCAACGTAAGAGCCGATTGTCTTTAAATTGAATGTTGTGTTGAGTCGTAGAAATACAGCAGCGTACATTCGCTTATAAACTACATCACGCTTTCTTGTTATTTCGCAGATTCCTGATTCTTTAATTATCGAAATTGCTTTTTCAATGTCTATTTGTGTCTTCATACTTTTTTATTAAAGGTTTCGTTGTAGTACTGTTCTGATGTATTATATTCACCATCCATACCATCAAGATATGCTGTACGTATTATTTCCTTCTCCATTTCTTTGGCTCTATCAAAATTTGATTTCCATTCTTCATCTTTTTCAAACTCTGAATGTAAAATGTGGTCAACCAACCATTCTACTGCTGTTTGTTTCATTTTAAATCGTTTTTAAACATATCGCTTTGAAATTGACGAAATGCAAGTTTAATATTATTTTGTTGTTCAATTACCGATACATCTGCACCAGTTAAAAATACATCGTCTTGACTGATTAATGTTTCAATAACTTTTCTTAACTCTTTATTTAATTCAGGCAGAAAAATAGTATCGTTTAAGTCCTCTATTAAATCGCAAATGTATGGTAAGCCACCAACAATCATTAGATATGCTGAAATTCTTTTAAATGCAACGCTTCGTTCTTGTTTTAATAGCTTTGCCTTTGCTTTTTCTATTTGTTTCTTTGTCATAACTCTTCTTTTATATTGTATAAAAATTGTAATATCCCCCTAAATGTCCACGTTGCTAATATATTGTTTTCGTATGTCGTGGTTATTCGTTCATCCCAAATAGGTAATTCTTTTCTATTTTCTATTTTTTCTTGAAGGTAATTGTATAAAATATCCCTTGCTAATTCTTTTGTCATTTTTATATTCTTTTAAGTATAATTTATTTCAAATCGTCTATATTATATTCTTTTAAATATAATTCAATAACTCTTGTTGTCTTCGCTAAATCTTCTTTAAACTGTCCCTTCTTACGGCATCTTACCACTCTTTTTATGATATCAAATTCGTAAGCATTAAGCTCGTGCTGTTGTGCGAATAAATACAAGCTGCCATTCTCGTTGTTGTAATGCGCATCTTTTGCTTTGTACCCATCCTTTAAACTCATATAGTTCTTTGCTCGTTCTTTCGCTTCTAAATCGTTATACATATTTTCAATCTCTTTTGCTTTTGTTCTAAAATCATTCATTTCTTTTGTTTTTTATTTTCCCAATACATATCACATTTCCCATCTTTTACTTGCGGCATTATATAAGACTGCCAATATTCCGAAGATTGCGCAGTAAATCTGTAGCACGATTCTTTTACCTTACAATTTTTGCCTGTGCATTTTGCTATATCTGCCATATCAATTTGTTTTATTTTTCCATTCTTTCCAAGTGTCAAAATCTTTCAACTTCTCAGCTTGTTTCCTCTCCATTTCTTTGGCTTTTTCAATTACTTGCATATCTTTTAATCCAATGCTTTCTTTTAATTGCTCAACCAACCATTCTACTGCTGTCATTTTAGCCATCATATTAACTATTTATTATCGTTTATACCTTTTTTAGCTAACATATTACCCACCTGAAGACCATACCATTCGTGTTCACCATTCAACGACATTCTTTTAATACCATCAGGATATATCGTTTTTGCTATTTTAAGCGTGTTTAAAGGTACATAAGTGTTCTCAAGTGTACTTGGTTTAACATCCTTGTTTAACCATTGTGAAATTGCTTTTAAATTCATAGTGTTTTGTTTTTATAGATTATTAAAAAATGCCGTCTTTCCGAGCTGTCAACGCTGTACGAATACTGTGCGATTTTTATTTTATAGATACAAATGTTTCAGCTTTTTTCCAATAAAAACCATTTAATCCTATTTTTGTATTTTTTGGATAAATTTTAGAATTAAAACCTATTGAGACAACTTCTATATTATATCCTTCTTTTTTATTAATTAAATCATCTCTTTTGATATTTACAACTTTAACTGTTAATCCGGTTTCTGTAAAAACATCTCCTATTTTTAAATCTTTAGTTTGAATTTTCATAATTTTTTGTTTTTTCGTTAATTGATATATGCAAATATACAACCTTTGTTTATATCTTTTACATTTAATAACAATTATTTTTCATTTATTTTCACTTTATCAATGTTTACGGCACTTATAGACGCAAAAAAACCGAGTAGTTTCTATTCGTCAATAGTCTTTCTCGGTAGTTTGCCATAGGTTATATGTTTGAGCAAGTATGCAAATTAGCAGGTATTACAGCAAACAATTTCCCTTACGCAGAATAAGACCTAAGCGGGTGCGGTATTCAAATGAGAACCGTCTCAGGTACTGTTGAAACAAATATACAAAAAAAATACCTACCAAATTAATGATAGGTACTTTGGAGGATAAAAAGTATGAAAAATTACCTCCTAATTTTAACTAAAGCGGGATTCTAACCCGCATCTAACTATCGAAAATAGCTATGTTCACGATTACACCATTTAGTTATAATTCCATTAATTCATTTATACAAGTCTTACCGCCTATTATAATTGCACAACCGATAATTGGCTTCTTTCCCGCTTTTGCGTATGCCATAGCATAGCTTTCGTGGTCTATTCCGCAACCTACTTGCGCACCGAATACCTTAAAATTAGCACCCGCAAACCATTGTGTGTAACATTGCGTGTGTAAATGACCTTGTACTGTTGACATCATGTCGGCTCTACATTTAGCAGATGCTGTACCTGATTCACCATGTACATACTGAACACCATCTATTATTACTCGCTCGGTAAAGTTCCATTGCGGCACTTCTAATACTTCTTTATAGGCTTTAATCCACTTACTCGGAATTGCTCCGGTTTGTGCCTTACGCATTATTAATCGGTCATGGTTTCCGATTGTAACATCTGCTACTGGAAATGCTTCGTACCACTTCGCAATCTTTGAAATTGCTAATTCTAATTCTTCGCCACCACCCATTCCATTTGGATCTGTCTCATGATATGAAGATGCGTGATTATCAATCACATCTCCAATATAGCAAACACGATTACAATTATGCTTCTTGTACATCTCTATACAAAACTCTAAATATCCATCCAAACAAAACGGCTCGTGCAAATCTCCAATACACAAAACTCGTGTTTCATTTGACTTGCGAAATTCTTGGATCAATTTATTTTCTGATTCGGTTAATCTTGGTCTATACTGCATACTTTTGTTTATTATGGTTAAGATATTCTGTCGCAAATTTGTCCTATATTAAAGACAAATTAAAACTCTTTTAAAATAACAACTGACAAACTTCGCTTAGCCATATACTTAAGCCATGCTAAGAACTGCGCCTCATTGTTCCTAACCAAACAAGCCGTAGACCAACCGCCAATAACCGTACTTGCTGCACCCGCTCTATGGCAATTTGCTCCGATAATATCCGAATATTCCTTTCCGATTTCGTCTGCTTTATTGTCTTTATTATTATCTCTAAAATACGGAAATCCTTTAGCTTGTCTGTATGCCGGTTTACCTTTATGTAAGCCGTAAGAATGTGAATCGTAAACTATCCAATCGGATTTCAATACCGCACAACCAAGTCCATTATATTCAGCAAATTTCTTAAGTCCAACAGCACCAGCATTCGATGTACCTGAACAAACCATTTTGAAAACTGGTTCTTGAATTGGAAAGCAATCAAATGAGTAAACTTTGTCATCAAATCTGTCATACTCATCCTCATCAGACCTTACCCAAATATCTAAAACACCACTTTTAGGAAATCCTTTAAAATTAGGTAGACTCGCAACACGTGCGAGTAGCTGTGTGGACGTGTAGTTTCTTACGTTACTCATAGTTTTTCGATTTCGGTTTTAACTTCTTGCCAAAACTCAGTACCTCTATCCGCACCCATATAGCCTAATACTTCGTTAACTGCAATTAATGCGCATTGTTTGTCATGATCCCTGCTAATTACCCAGCTTTCAACTCTATATTTCTCCACTAATTCAATTGCTTTCTCTTTTGCTGTCATGCTTATTTAAATATTTTATAAGCCAAAACTACAAAAACAATTCCACATATAGCAATTATATTCCAATTAACCGCCTCTTTTTTGTCAACCTTGTACTTTACCTTGGTTTTATAACGCAAAAGCTCAATTGTGTCCCTTACTTTGCGCCATTCAATACGTGTTTCAAAGCGAGTTTTAGGGATATACACCGAATTACTTTGAATTATTGTGTCAACTTTCGTGACATAATACGTTTTTACACCATTAATTATTACAGAATCTATCCTATCAATTACAATAGTATCATTTACTAATGTGCATTTAAAGCCCTTTTGAGTCGCTTTCTTGTAGTGATATGAAGCAGTACATCCCGAAAGTAGAAACATAGCGTAAAGTGACACCAATAACGTGAAACACCACGTTAGAAATTGCTTGTAATTAAACTGCATCTTTATCTATTTTTTTATTGTACACATTCAATCCTATTGCCGTACCTGAATAAGCAAGGAATCCCCAAAATACAAATTCTTTCACTTCAAATGCTAGCCAAAACATAGGAATAAAAGCATAAATTACGGCAAAGTGAAACGATATAAACGCTGCTATACGCTTCATTTCGTACTTTCCTTTAGGCTTTAATGTATCTTTTACGATTTGCATACTTGTTTTTTTTATCTTGTAGAATAGCGAAGTACTGAATTGGTGTTTCATATTGTTTGTGTGTTTTATCGTATCGCATTGCTTGAGCGGAATCCTCCAAACAATCGTAAAGCCGTCCTTCGATTTCGTTTACTTTCATATTGGTAACTATTAGCCACAAAAATAGCACACCCGTTGCACCATGTTTTTTTATTAGGTCAAAAGAAGATTCTGTCATGGTATAAGTGTAGTTATTAGATTTCCTGCGTTGTTAATTGATACTAAATATTGTTTTGTTAAATCAGGAGTTCGCATTACGATTCCGTCAAGGTAGTTTTTAGGTTTCCAAATACCACCTACTAAAGTTAAGATATTTCCATCTGTTGCGCCAGTTGTATCTACATCGTGTAGTTCACCAAGTTCATATCCGTTTACAATTGAATAAAGAATCTGTCCGGTAGTCGCAGATGTTTCTAAAACCTTACCAATAGACACGTTGTGATTCGGTGCAATTGGCTTTACATTTGTCACATATCCTGCCGTAATTGGTGACAAATATAAATCATCTCCAATAGTTAAAGTAACTGTTGTAAATGGATGTGTAGCCGTTGTGCGTGTATCTAATAAGGTCAATAAACCATTTGTAAGTACATTTCCATTTGCGTTGTTTGCAATGTCAGCAGTTACAACACCTAATGTTTTAGAAGATGTTACTTCACTATCAGCCTTTGCTTTGGAAATCAATGCTTTTCCACCTGATGTTCCAGAGATGTATACAATTGTTCCTTTATAAATAGTTGCGCCAGTTGTATTCCTTACCGCTACTGCAGTTTTTGCTACGGCATTCAATACCTCGTCACCCGTAATGGATTTAGTCTCGTATAAACCGCCACCAATATCTTCGGAAACAACAAGTAAATCCGTTGCTATTAAGTTCGCTCCTTTCGGTGTTAAATCACTTATCTTTATTTCTGCCATTGTCAAGTTTTTTTAGGTAGACTTTCAACTTTTGAATGTCTTTAATTTTTGGTTTCGTTAATTTCAAAACGGCATTGGATTTACTTTCGGTACAAATTCTGTTAATGGCAATTGTAAAATCCAAGCATATTCAGTCAGCGCCAAATCGTTTTCATTTTCTTCATTTAACTCAAGAAAATAATTATCATTCTCATCTTTAGCAAAGTGAAAGAATGTATCCTCATTAAAAAACACATCTTCTAATTCATTTGCTTTTTCTACTGTAAATTGTCTTCCTATCATACTATTTGTCTTACTAAAGTTGTTTCAAATGTTTGAACAGCCGTATACATATTGTCTAATTCAACAGAGTTTAAATTATTACCTTCATAGAAAAAGGAAATATAATCGTTTGTACCATCGTATGCATTTGCTCTACAAATCCATAC